GTCATATGGTTCGAAATCTCCATCAATCAACTGTAAAATCCGAAGCTGCACATCAAAGGAGATCACCTCCAAACCAGACAAATACAGCTGATCAATGACCGCCAACAAGTCCTTAACGCTTTCGCGCTTGAGGAGGAACACCATCGCCCGAACAAAACAATTGTCCTGGTAATGACGTAACTCATTGTAAATGATAGCGGTCTCTGTTGATACCATACACTGGGAGATTCGAACGTTCGGAAACATGTGGTCAAAGATCCGACACAAGGGAGATGAATCCCAACTGTCGATTCGTTGCCTACCTGTCTCCACTATAACGGGCACTGTTGCTAGATTCTCTGGATAGTACTCGTTGGCCCGTTTAAAAGTTCCAGGCTCATATTTGACTTGAATGTCCATTGGAATGAACTCGAGCCTGGAATTTCGTACAGGGAATCTTTGCCTTTCATCCCCGTACAAGCGTGAATCCTCCACGAAATTTTGATAAGTTGTTGCCTCTGGTTGGGCGCAGGGTGGCAATTCCTCGGGTGTGTCAGACTCCTCCGAGGAATCCTGCGCGGCATAGCCCTGGCGGGGATAGAACCCACGGAGGCGTGCGACTATGCCACAAATCCAATCCTGTAATTTGGCAGGTTTTTCTGCCGTTTCTGATGGGGCTTGCGTTAACAAAGCATCACTGGTAGTGACGCTCAGCAACTCGGCCCCATCTTCAATGTCCATCGTAACCGGCACCATCTCTGACGTCGGAAGATTGGACATGGAAAAAGTTGGGGTTGTGTCCCCCGAAGGAGAATCAAATTGCTGATACATGCGAAGGTTGAATTGCCAAAAAGAAAAGTCAAAGCACAACTGGTTCGTCGGAGATACGATTGTTTGCAGCGTGTCAGTGAGCGTGGCGGTGGCGTTAGTTGCACTAACAATCGCCTAGAAGCCCGTCGATAGGCACCAAGCCGTTGTCCCTGTACCAAAGGGGGTTAGCTGCAGCTTGGGTGCTTGTCTTCAGATCGATTTTACTGTCAGAGGCTAAGAGCAAACATGCAGAGCTCCACGGAAAAAGCAGCAAGTTAAAGAATCAGTAGGGATAACCCTGATGAAACAGTCATGCTTAAACTTTCGTGCATTCGAGTAATCAGCGCGCGTAAGTTACGTCTGGTTATCCTGGATGTTACCTCCCTACCTATACCTTGATTAGAGCCCTCCTGCCTTAGATAGGATTAGATTGGGCTGATCAAGCCGTTAAGTGAGACCTCTGTCGTCAGTGGGTCTGACAAAG